GGGTGGGGATGGGTTCGTGCTTATCGCATCGTGGTAGTGAGACAATGAATGCTTGGCTTTGCTCCAATCAGCGACACGCCCATTGCGGCCATTCCCACCACGCCACCAGCGGCGACGGTCGGGTTCGTGTCGCTCTTGGCTCCCTGGCTGGGTGGCGCGGGCGCGAGCACGGGCGGGGGAGCGACGATCCTGCCCACGATTGGCGGCGTTCGGATACGGGCGGGCCTGCCGAGTCTCCAGGCCGGGGCAACCCTGACACCCACACCGGCACCGGTTCGCAGTCGCAGCGGCCTGCCCAGTCTGCAAGCCGCCGTCAATCTCCGACCAACACCAGCAGCGGATCGGGCACGCAGCGGATTGCCTGCGCTGATCGCGGGCGCGGTGCTGACACCCACGCCCGCGCCCAGTCGCGCACGATCCGGCCTACCTGTGCCACAGGCGGGCGCAACGCTTACGCCGACACCTGCACCGAGTCGGGCGCGTTCGGGCTTGCCCAGCCTGCAATTGGGCGTGACGATCCTTCCAACTTCTGGCGCGGATCGGGTGCGGGCGGGCACACCCACGCCACAAGCAGGCGCGGTGTTGACACCGACACCAGCAGCGGATCGGGCACGAGCTGGTACGCCGACACCACAGGCCGGTGCGACGCTGACGCCCACGCCTGCTCCGGTTCGCAGTCGCAGTGGCCTACCCAGTCTCCAAGCGGGCGCGGTGCTCACCCCAACGCCAGCAGCGGATCGGGTGCGTGCGGGACTGCCCGTGATCACCGCAGGCGCGACGGTGACGGTCTCGCCGACGGTTGGTGTGGATCGCAGTCGCAGTGGGTTGCCCAGTCTTCAGGCGGGTGCCGTACTCTCCCCGACACCAGCACCGAGTCGGGCGCGTTCGGGCCTGCCCAGTCTTCAGGCAGGCGTGACCATTCTTGCACGACCAGCCGCCGACCGGGTGCGCTCTGGACTGCCCAGCCTTCAGGCGGGTGCAACGCTCACCCCGACGCCAGCGCCGAGTCGGGCGCGTTCGGGCTTGCTCATTCTCCAAGCGGGAGTCACCCTGACGCCACGTGTCGCGCCGAGTCGGGCACGTTCCGCGCTCCCTGCGCTGATCGCGGGTGTCATCATCCTGCCCAGTCCCGCAGCGGATCGGGTGCGCAGTGGCCTGCCCACGATCACGGCGGGCGCAGCGATCAACGTCAATCCATCCGTCGGTGTGAGCCGCGCGCGGGCGGGGCTACCCAGCCTGCAAGCGGCGGCGCTGATTGCGCCGATCACGGCGCGGGCCGTGCAGCGCAGTGGAGCACCCAGCCTAGCTGCCGGGGCCACCATCCTGATTGGGCTTGGCGCATCACGCAGCCGCAGCGGACAGGTCAGCTTTGCGCGACTGGCGCGCTGGGGGCGCGTCGCCGTCAGTGTCGGGGCGCGACCATCGGTGGGGGTGACCGTGGGGCCATTGCCTGCCCTTGGGGCCACGGTGGGGCCACTGGCAGGCGCACAGGCCACGGTAGGGCCACAGGCGGGCGCAGACGTAACGATCGATGGGATGGCCAGTGCCGAATCAGTGAACGAGATTGAATAAATGAGTTATCCGATTGGACAAGCCATTCCCTTGATCTTCCGCTTCACAAACGACGTGGACGCGCCCGCCGATCCTGCCACCGTGACGGCGACGCAGCGCACGCCTGCTGGGGTGACGTCAACGCTTACCCTGACGCATCCGGCGACGGGAGAGTATCGGGTGACGGTGATTGGCAACCGCGCCGGGCGCTGGGTGGTGGAAGTGGCGGGCAGCGGCAACGGGATTGATACCTCAATCGCGCACGCCTTCGTGATCGATCCGAGTCAGGTGGTGGTATGAGTCGAACGACAGACATCCTGCGATCCTGGCTTGGGGGCCGCGCGAACCAGAAGGGCGCGATCCTGCCCGCCGCACCGGGCTTCATCCGCCATTCGTACCTGAAGCCGACGTTTGCCGCCCTGGTGCGTGAAGGCACGCAGAAGAACGCGGCAGTGCTGGCGTGCGTCTCGGCGCTCACCTTTGCCTTCCCGGAGCCGCCCTTCCAGGTCTACGAAGACGAGACCGACGAGAGCCCGGTGATCGCCAAGCATCCGCTGCGCGCGCTGCTCACGAAGCCCAACACGCTGATGGGCGAGGCGGAGCTGATGGCAATCACGATGGCGTATCTGGCGATTGGCGGCAACGCCTACTGGCACAAGGTGCGCAACCGACGCGGGCAGGTGGTCGAGGTGTGGCCGTATCACGCGGGCAACTTCTTCGCCGTGCCGGGTGGGCCGAACTGGATTGAGCGCTACGACTTTAATGATGGCGCAGGCAAGCTCATCCCCGTCGATCCGGCAGACGTGGTGCATTTTAAGTGGCCCGTGATCGATCCCACGCAGCCCTGGCAGGCGCAAGCGCCGCTGATGGCCGCTGCGGGTGAGGTCGATACCGATAGTGAGGCGACCGCCTATCTCTATGCGCTGCTCAAGAACGACGCGGTGCCGCGCACGGTGCTGACGGTTCCGGCGGATCGCTTCCTGCAGGAGGATGAGGTGCGCCGGATGCGTGAGCAATGGCGTGAGCGCTACGGCGGATCGAAGAAGGGCGAGGTGGCGATTGTCGAAGGCGGCACGAAGGTCGAGCGGCTCGGGCTGGATATGGCACAGCTCGCCTTTGAGGCGCTGCACCGTATCCCCGAGACGCGCATTGCGGCGGTGCTACGGGTGCCCGCGATTGTCGCCGGGCTGAACAGCGGGCTTGAGCGCAGCACCTACGCCAACTACGGGCAGGCGCGCAAGGCGATGACCCAGGACACGCTGGTGCCGCTCTGGCGCATCGTGGGGAGTGAGCTCGGGGCCGATCTGCTGCCCGAGGTAGGCGGCCCACTGGGCGACGTGCGCGCGGATCTGAAGCGTGTGCAGGCGCTGCAAGAGGACTCGGATAAGCGTTGGGGTCGCGTGACGGGCGCGTGGCGCGACGACCTCTTGACCAAGAATGAATCGCGGCGCGCACTGGGCTATGCCGAACGAGCGGGCGGCGATCTGACCCGCAGTGAGCTGGCCGCGCAGCAATCCGCGCAGACAGGGGGCGTGTAATGCCAGGAACCATCTTTGCCCTTCCGCTTCCGATCACACCCGCGATTCAAGCGGTGATCGACGGGCTGCCTGCGGGGGTGGAGCGCGTGCTCGTGGAGTCGTTGCACATCACCCTGGCGGTGCTGCCAGATGTCGATCTGCTGACGGCGAGCCAGGCGGAACAGATTGATACGATCGGCGCAACCCTGGCTGCACTCCATAAAGCCATCGATCTGCGCCTGACCGAACTGACGATGTTCCCGGCGCGGGACGGTGCGTCCACCGCGCCGGTGATCCTGCTCGTGGACTCGATTGGCGTCACGGCGCTGCGCAACGCCATCCTGATGGCCTGCGCCGCAATCGAAGTCCCGATCCTGGGCGACCCTATCTTCCGTCCACATCTCACGCTGGGCTATGGCGCGCCAGGGGTGGTTGACTCCGCCGCGCTCGATCCCAGCCTTCCCATAACCGCGTCGCAGCTTGGCCTGTGGATAGGCCCGAGTCGGCTGCGCTATGACCTGACGGGGACGAAAGCACGCCCCCGCATCACCGGAGGTATCCAAATGGCCGATTCCCTTCCGGCGGGCGTGGAGCTGAAAGCCGCCCCGCACTACACCAAGTCGATCACGGATCGCACCGTGATCGGCATCTTCAGCGTCTTCGGGAACCGCGACAGCTACGATGACATCATTGAGCCGGGCGCATTCCTGAAGACGTTCCGCGAGCGCGGCAAGGGCGTACTGCATCTCTGGCAGCACGACTGCGACGAACCACCCATCGCGCGCGTGGAAGCGCTCCGCGAACTCACCCGCGCCGAGTTGCCCGCTGAACTGCTGGCCCAGTATCCCGATGCCACCGGCGGCGCAGAGGTGACGCGCACCTACCTGCCGACCGCGCGCGCGGAGGAAGTGTTCACCAACATTGTGCAGGGCGTGCCCTTGCAGATGTCGTTTATGTTCGATCCGGTCACCTGGGTCACCAAAGAGGACGACGCCGCGCGCTGGGGCTACACCCGTCGTATCCAAG